TGGATACGTTTATCCCATTTTATACCCGCACTATCTACCTCGTTACTCTCGGATACCTCGTTACTCTCGGATACCTCGTTACTCTCGGATACCTCGTTACTCTCGGATACCTCGTTACTCTCGGATAATTGATAGTAATGGTTGTTCATTTTTTTTAATTCGGCTAAAATTTCTTCTAAGATGCCCATAATTAAAACCTCTTTTTAATTAACTCGTTGTTGAGTTTCGATAAATTAACACATGTAAATCTAAATTTCAAATTTTATTTTACATTTTATTTTGAGTGTGTTAATTTGTCGAAACACTCGATAGGAACCAACAATGATAACACTAAGACCTCACCAAATTAAGTGCAAACAGGAAATTTATGAATCTTTAAATCTTGGTTATAATAATGTGTTAGCAGTTTTACCCACGGGAGCAGGTAAAACTTTAATCAAAGCCTCAATAACCAAAGATTATGTAAAACAAGGTAAAACCGTCATCCTGTTTGCTCACCGGGACGTATTACTCGGACAAATATCAAAATCTCTCTGCTTGATGAAAGTCAAACATTCCTTTATTGCGAGTGTTAAAGCAGTTAAGAACATAACCAACGCTAATGTTGAGGATTTTAACGATAGTTTTAATGATGAAACGTCCAGAGCAATCGTTGCGTCTGTACCAACATTTTTGCAAAGGTTGAAAAAAGGTACACTTAATCAACTATTACCAATGTGTAACTTGTGGTTACTAGATGAAGCTCATCACATGGTGAACGACTCAATGTGGGATAAGTGTACCCGGAGTTTAATCAATGCTAAAGGAATTGGTGTTACAGCCACTCCAGTCAGGTGTGATGGTAAAGGGTTGGGTTCGATTGCTGATGGCCGTTTTGATAAATTGGTTGTGGGTGCAAACATGGGAGAGTTAATTCAACAAGGGTATCTTTCGCCGTATAAGATATTTGTACCACCCACCATATTAGATGTATCTAATGTTAAAATCACCTCAGGCGGCGATTTTAATCAAAAATCATTACATGAAGCCACAGACAAACATCAAATAACGGGGGACGCTGTTAGCCATTATTTATCGTTGGCTGAAGGATCTAGAGCTATCACATTCACAGTAAACATCGCTCATGCTGAGCATGTCGCTAAAGAATTTAATTTAAACGGTGTACCTTCTGTAGCTCTCAGTAGTAATTCCTCTGAGATCGAGATACGGAAGGGTTTAAAAGCGTTTACGGAAGGTAAGATTTTAAACCTCGTTAACTGTGACTTGTTTGGTGAAGGTTATGACTGCCCATCTGTTGCTTGTGTGATCATGCTCAGAAAAACCGAATCATACGGTTTATTCAAACAACAATTTGGTAGATGTTTAAGGGTAGCTGAAGACAAACATTATGGGATATTAATTGATCATGTTGGTAATGTAACAAGACATTGCACTCACGGTGAGCCACATGATGATCCCGCGTGGACATTACTTTCCAGCAAGTCGATGAACGTGGACGCCACTGTTAAAATTGGTCGAATTTGCCCTAATTGTTTTAGTTATTATGTCCCAACTATCAAGAATAAATTTGTGTGTAAAGATTGTAACCACGAAGAAACCAAAGATGAAACCAATAAACGTCAATTAGAATTTCAAGCGAATGATGGTAAGTTGGTTGAAATGACGGTTGATTTTATTGAAAATTTAATGAGAGAACGAAATAAGGTTGATCAGGATGTTAGCGAGTTTAAACGAAACTTAATTAATGCACCCATGGTTGTGAGAAATTCAGCGGTAAATCGGCATATTAGAAGGCTGAACGCCCAATTCACATTAAGAGATAAAATTCAAAAGTGGTGCGAAAAGTTAGCAATACAAACAGGGTTTACACCAAAAATTATACAGCGAGAATTTGAGCGAACATATGGTGTAAACATTTTAAAAGCTCAGGTCTTATCAGAAAGACTTGCGCTGGATTTGATTGATAGGATTAAGTTATGAAACATGATGAAGTAATGCACCCTTCACACTACTTATTATTTAGTGACGGAACAGAAGTTATAGATGTTATTAAAAAAACATTATCAAAACAAGAATACATGGGTTATCTTAAAGGTAATATTTTAAAATATCGACTAAGAGCAGGTAACAAAGGTGAAGCTAATCAATGTATTGCTAAAGCGAATAATTATAAACGAATGATGGACGATATGATGAGTGGTGAGTGAGTATGAATTTGGATTACTGTTATGATTTAGAATGTTATCCGAACTTTTTTTCTTGCTGTGTGATTCATATTGACACGGGGGATAAATGGTTTTTTGAAATTAGTGATTGGGTTAATGATTCATCTGAACTGTTTAATTTTCTTAACTGGCTGAAACACACACAAGCAAGAATGGTCGGGTTTAATAATCTGGCTTATGATTACACCTTACTGCATCATTTTTTAACGCTGAGTGGACATGTTAATGCCACTATAATGTATGATTTAAGCTACCGCTGGTTCAACGGTGAGATCAAGTCTCCTTGGCCTAATGACATAATGATCCCACAGTTAGATTTATTTAAAATTCATCATTTTGACAACAAATCTAAGATGGTCAGTCTAAAAGTATTAGAATTTAACATGAGATCTGACACGATAAAAGACTTACCATTTAAACCAGACACCCGGCTCACTTTAGACCAAGCCAAACTCATGAGAATTTACAACGAACATGACGTAACCGAAACAATTAAGTTTTATAACTTTAGTATTCCTCAGATTGAGTTCAGGGATAAATTATCCGTTGCTCAAAATAAGAATTTCACCAATTATAACGACACTAAAATTGGTGAACAATACATGATTGACTATTTGATAAACGAAGGTGTAAATGTCAACAAACATTCAACAAGTTATCGTGAATGCGTTGCAGTAAAAGACATCATATTACCTTATGTAACCTTCACTCACCCCGCTCTTAACCTGGTGTTAGATGAGTTTAAAACCAAAGTGTTTGATAAAAAAGATGCCACTGGTGGATTATTACTACGAAGTGAGTTGAACATTGAAACTTGTATTAATGGATTTCAATTAAACATGGGATCAGGTGGTATACACGGTTCTATTAATCGTGAGATAGTTACCGACTCTGATACTCACGTGTTATTAGATTGGGATGTCGTCAGTTTTTACCCCAATCTAAGTATCCGAAACAATCTTTACCCAGAACATCTAGGCTTTCGTTTTTGTGACGTGTATTTAAAATTATATGAACATCGAAAAAGTTTCCCAAAATCAGCACCAGAAAATGGAATGCTTAAACTTGCTTTGAACTCGATTTATGGTAATAGCAATAGTATTTATTCTCCGTTTTATGATCCCAAATACACGTTAAGTATCACGATCAACGGTCAATTATTATTATGTATGTTGGCTGAGAAACTTATGCTAACACCTGATTTAAAAATGATACAAATTAATACTGACGGTCTAACTTTTCTTTGTCCGAAAAGATACCTGAATTACATTAATGATGTTTGGATCTGGTGGCAAGATTTAACTAAGTTAGAATTAGAATCGAATGAATATTCAATGATGGCTGTGAGAGATGTTAATAATTATATTGCGTTAAAAAAAGATGGGAAAGTGAAGCGAATTGGATGTTATGCGTATACTACACCGGTAGAAAACCCAGCCACCAGAGAACGTCCTTGGTATAAAGATCATAGTGCTTTAGTTATACCTAAGGCGGCAGAAGCGGCCATCGTTAATAACATAAATATTAGTGAGTTCATCCTTAATCATCGTGACAAGTACGATTTCATGTTGCGAGCTAAAATACCAAGGTCTTCAAGTTTAGTACTATGTGAATCACAATATTGGGACGGTAAATTCATAGGGGATAAAAAATCAGTTCTTCAAAACGTAACTCGCTATGTCGTGAGTAAAACAGGTGGTAGATTGATTAAATTAATGCCTAACACACTTAAACAATGTTTAGCTTGGGAAGAAGGGGGTCATTATTGTCATGAGGTAACTGGTGATTATAAAGTAGTCCGAAAAGGTAAAAAACCACCTTCCAATAAATATAAACCCGTAAAAACAAAACTTAAAATGACACCTCGTGAAATTGGATTACAGGTTGGAGCTTTAGTTAAAGAGTGTAATGATGTAAATTGTTTTTCATGGGAAAATTTAGATTATGATTATTATATTAAAGAAGCACATAAAATTGTAGATTGTTTGTTTGATTAAATCTAGTGTCTTTTAAAAAACACCAAGTTAGTAAGGGGAGAGATTACTAACTTGGTGAACACGCACACTTACAACAAGGAGTACTACCTAAATATAATCGTTTAATCATCGTTAGTCAAGCTTTTAATAAACAACACCGCATTATTCATTTTGTTTGCGCACTTAGCGTAAATGCCAATATTTATAACTGTTATTTTTAAAACCTCGCGGGTATCGGTAGTGGGATATTCTAATAACTCATCACAAGAAACCAGTATCTCTTTACTCGGTTTCGGTAAAAGGTCTTTAGGATTAATCATCTTCACAGGTGGCGTTAGCTGTACAAACTGCTTTGTTGAGCAACTGGATAATACTATCATCAACGCTACTACACTCATTTTTAATTTTAACCCTGTCAACATATTCCACCACCTTCTCAATTTTGGTTTCGATTATTCGATTATTCTTTGCACTTTCTAATTCGGCATCAAAAAGTTCACGCTGAGTTATTAACGCCTTTTTAACCGCATCATGAGTATCAAGAATGGCTTTGTTGTTTGCCTCAATTAATTGAGATTGAAACTCAGTTAATGCGTTCTTATATCCCACTTGGATATAATGATCTCTAACTGTATAAAAAGAAACCCCGATCCCTAAAACGGTGCCAAGGATACTCAGTAACTTATTGTTTTTGATTAACCAGTCAAGAATCATAATGCGTTCCCAATGATGTAGATTAAAGCAGTAATAAATCCTCTTACGTAGTCATTCACTGGAAGCAAAACCACATCCGCACGATTGATTCGATGTTGAAGATTTTTATCTGCGTTGAATAGAAAATGTTTTGTGATATATAGTGAAGCAACAAAACCCACCCAGATTGCTGAGAATGCCCATAAACGATACTGCGATAAACCTTCAATTAAACCAACGGGAAATGCCCACATGAACCCCCTTACAATTATCGCGTACTTAATGTTGGTTGACAAAACTCCAATTTGCCATTTATTATTGTCATTTTTTTTCATCGGTCTATCTGCTAAAAATGCACCAATCACCTCACCCCAACCAAAAGATTCACCAAGAACAAAAGCCAGAGTCAGAAAAATAATTATTAAAACATTATTACTTATTATGGTGGAAAAAACAAAAGCCATAACCCAAACATAATATGAATGGGTTCCCCTGGCTCTATCCAGTAAAGGATTAACGATTAAAAATAATAAATCAGTCATTAGTCAGCCTATTAATTAAATAATAAGTAAATATAGTGTTCTTTAACAATTCGGTTCACATAGTCTATCGTTTGTTTACTATCAACCCACTTCACGTTGGGTAGTTCCCGAATAATTAAAAGATATTCGGTTTCCCCGCCTGAAAGCTTCTGAGCTTTTAAAATGTTTCCAGCCCCAGCATTGTAACTGGCTAAAGCCAACATGTACCGGTCCATGAAAGAACGTGGTGAAGACCAGAATTTATTTAATTCCCCCATATAATAAGCAGCCGCTCTAATACTCACCTCGGGAAGCCAAAAATCACCTAAATCTGAGTACTTCTCGTTTAAATCTAACGCGGTGTTTGGCATAAACTGACATAAACCCATCGCGCCAACTGGTGATACAGCCAAAGGGTTAAGTCTGCTCTCTTGATAACATTGAGCTTTAAGTAATCTCCAATCCGTACCGACGGGAAGAAATATTACAACTTTCTTAAAATCTTCATCATACTTATTTGTAATTATTCCACCAGCGTTAACCGATTGCCCCATGAATAATGATAGCAACAAATAAATATTGAGCCGCGTAATAAATTGCTTTACCTGTATCATTTGAGTTATCCAACCATTTATCTATTTTACCATTCGTTCTATCAATTGATTTATCCATGAGCAGTATTGTAATAAACCCCATAACCACCCCTATTACACCCAGGAACACTTTAAACATCGCTTGTAATATTACTGACTCAAACATTATACGTTCACCTCTGTTATCGTTAAATTCGGTGCCACTCTTAGGATCTCGTTTTGTCTCACAAAAACCCGTTGACCAACCGCCACCCCTGCCCCTTTGATGGTTACATTTGTACCAGACAATGTTTGAGCTTGACTTGTTCCGTTCCCGTTGTCCGCCGTGATGGTTACCACTTCAATCGTGTTATTACCCACCAAGGCTTTAAAATTCGTAAATGCGTTAGCCATCTTTATACCTCATAATGTCGTTCAATATTCAATGATTGTATAATCGCGTTACCATTACTCTTGAGTGTTACGTTCACCGACGTGGTCATTCCTCGCCATGTACCACCTCCTGATTCAGTCACTTCAATTAAAGTTTGAGGCTTAATGATACCACCAATCACGTCAACATAGGTGGTGACTGGTACAATTTCTTTAAACCCAGCTTTCGCAATCTCAATTCGACCGCGTTCTGTTCCTGCAATTGTATCAGTGATATGTTTGTCGACGATAGTTGGCATGGTAATTAAACCCGCTGTACCTTGTTTAACGACCTTAACACCAACTCCACCATTCTCTTCACCATAGACATACACGCTATCAGGTGATTCTTGTGGACTGAACTCAGTATCAATGGTGAAAAATGAGTTTTCGGTGAGACTCAAGGCTGGTATAGCGGTTCCCCAGTCCCAAGGGCTAATCGGATAATAGGGTTTCACCGCAAACGATTTATCTTCGGTATGAGGAATAATGACTGCCCCAACGGATTGTGCTAACTCTATAATGGCCATGAGGGGAGGTTTATCAATATAACCATAAACCTTAGGGGGGATTGTCCAACTGACTGTATCCCAAGTGTGGGTGAAACCTGTACCAACTAACTCGGACGCGACTAAACCCGAAGGAGTAGATTGACTAGGTTCAGTATATGAAGACTTACTTGTATAAGGATAACCTAACAATTTTATATTACTCCATGCAGTCACCTTGGTTCTACGTTGTACCCCTTCTTTATTCGCTACTGCACTCGTACTCGTCCGCGCAACAAATACGTTAAATAATTCACCGTTGATTGATATCTCAATCTCTTTGACATTTAAACCAGTGGGTTTAATTAATGCCAGACTAACGCTGTCAGCAATTGTAAAATTAGCGACCCATGCGAATGAATCTAAGTCTGTTGATAAACTTAAATCTGAAAATCTGATAGGGGTTCTATCGGGTAACGTAACCATGTTAATAACATTCACAATCCTAATAACTCCTGCATTTACAATTAAGGTTTCGTCCCAGTGATCTAAATCATGCCAGACATCTGAATTATCCCAAGTAACCCCGTGTGTCAATGCGTCAGGATCTACCAGATTAGGAGCAAGAATACTCCCGCCAACCAAGAAGTTATTCACTGAATAACCCCATTTTAAAGGCTGATATATGTCGCTGGTGTTTAATTTACCAGCGACTTTAAATGATGTATCAGCGTCAATCTGTTTTATATCATTGTCATAATTGATTGAGTGAGTCAAGTCGTGTGTATCTAGCCTACCAACAATTGAAAATGACGTGTCCGAATCAGCGGCATCTAAATTATCCATTCTAACAATTAATAAGTTTAAATCTTTTTTATCCAACCTTCCCGTAACATCTGAAAAAATATCGGTTTCCAGTTTAACAAAACCATCCACCCTTTTTATTGCCCAAGAATCGTTATACTGAGTTGGTTTCTCGTACTCTATAAGATAATCAGACCTAATGAGAATTGGTTTATCCCAATCTAACTTTGACAAAACGGTTAACGGTGTACCAATCTTCCATTCCATCCCTGTAAACATGTTTACAGGGATGGAATGGAACCAGGAGGATGCCGTTGAGACATAAAGGTTAATTCGCATCACCTCTTATTTCAATTTCAATACCATCAACCTCCTCAGACAACGTACCACTTTGTACGGTTCTAATTAACCAAGCGTCATTACCTCCAGAATCAGTGTTGAACCTGATTACATTGTTCGTTACCCAGCCAGCCCCGAACCCCTGAAAAAGCATGGTGAAGTAAGGTAGTCCTGTTGCTGGATTTATTGGCGCAACATCCGTTGTGGTAATATTAATACCAACATCAAGTACACCTAAGTTTTCTTCAACCACTGAAACCGTGGTTGAAGAAGTGAAAATGATCGCCCATCGACCACTAGTGGAATTTGCATTATCTATTTGAATAGGGTTATTTACTTCATCGTATTGAGCGGTGGTTGAATCCCCAATTAAATTATTACTCCAAACAGGTGCGCCTGAGTTCCAAATCTCCTGTTCAAACAAATTATAAGCTCTAGCGCCCGTATCGCCCCAAACTAAGGCTGAGGCGACTGAAGTTGTATCACTGTTATAATCATGAATTAACGGTGAAGAAAGTCCTATAACTCCATTTAGTTGGACATCCGTTGCTAACGCCATGTCTTCTATCCTATCAACGATAAAATAAGGTGCGGTTAGTGCTGTGCCATATTTATCCTGTAGGAGTAATGGTGTTCCAAAGGTTACTGTACCTGCAATTTTATCAGCAATATATTGAACAGGATCTAATCGTTTACCGTTCGCATCTATCACCTCAATATAAGCTTGACCCGACCTTGCCAGTGTATCTACTTGACCAGAAACAGGTGTACCACCAACTACAGGGGTTATCACCTCATTAAAAATAATTAAATGACTTCCTGATCTGAATACGGGGACTCGTCCGTCTGGCGGCAGTCTCACAGGATCTAAACCCAACAAATCAGGATCTAGTGGAAGTGTGGTTTCTGCGACCGCATCATATTTCATCGTCGCGGGTAACACTGAGTCAGTAAAATGAACATCCGCCATACCCGTCAAGGTATCCACTCTTGACGTTAGACTATCTATCGCAACACCTGTAACCACACCGTTAGCGTCAGAAGTAGCAGAGTGAGTAACCCCGTCAATCGTTGTATATCTGAGTTGGAAACTACTGGTGGTCAACTTTGTTGCGGCTGTCTTAAACGTCACATTCCCAATTGGTTCAGAATTAACGCTTGGCGCCTCAATCACCACTTGTGTTTCATCCGTCACATAATGATTAAACCTTAAGTACATATCATTAAAACCATTAATATCACCGCCAGTTGGACTGTCAGCAAACCCTATCTCAATTTCTCCTGTATTTCGATTAAGGGTGCCTCGTTGGGTTCTATAACCATCATAGATTACATCTCCCTCGGAATGAAGTTCATGAAAAAGGTTAGAAATGTTAACAGGAAAAGTGAAATAAATATCTCCCGCTGGTGGCTGTATATTTATTTTATATTTCAGCAGACTACCATAGGTACCCGTTATTTCAGCGTGAGGGGTAGTATTTCCTGTCTGAGCTGCTGATCTGTATTGATAAAAAACGTCATTATCACCAAGTGTATAAAAACTCAAAGCCTCCCTAATATAAAGTGGTGCTGTGCCAAAGGGGTCAGTGTATGCGGGATTAACTATACGGTGGTCTGAACGTATCATATTCAGTGATACATCACCAGATGTGTTAATTGTACCCACTAATGATGATGGGGAACTCTGAAGAATAACGGTTCCGTCAGATCTACCCGTCATTGTGACGAAGATGGGAACATCGTTTGTAGGGCTACCCGCGTAAAGGGGTATATGATCAATCAAAAATTTCATCACAAACGACCCTAAATCCGCAATGGGTTCTCCCAAATTAAAGGTTACAACACCAGTTACAGTATCCTCTACCAATAAAACCTGATTGCCCGTAGGCGTTTTGCTCGCTGAGTTAGTCTTAATGTCTCCCGGTTGTGCAGGGTCAAAAGTGCTGAAGTTGATGGTAACGGAGTTTGTTGAACTAGTGAATCTATCTGTACGCTCCATCTTGGAAATGATCACCTTCCCTGTAACGGTGTTCAAATGACCAGTAATCCCATAACCTGACGTATCAGTTAACACCCCTTCAGCCGTGGAACCAATAGTATTTGAGCTACCATAAAAAGGCGCACTCATCACAAAACTTAAAGGGTCGATATTGGTGGCACCTAAATCTATTTCCGCCCACATAGATAAAGCGTTAATCACCTGATCAACTGGTGGTGCAGCATTCGTTGTGGTAGCTGCTCGATTAGTAAGCCGCTCATTACTCGCCCAACTGAAGATGATTGTACTGTCTTGGTCAGGTAGCGCTCCAAGAGTCAACGATACTGTACCTGTCCCATCACCATTATTATTAAGTAACCCGGCACCAATCGTAGGATCATCACCTAAAGTGCCGTCATAATAACCTTGTATGCGTTGCCACTTCCCTTGACTCCGGTAATCTACATATAAGTCTTGACTCTGAGGTAAAGGACTCAGGTTTCTTACAAAAACCAGACCCTGATTCTCAGAGGTAACTAAGATTCCACTGGTAAATTGGGCACTGGATTCTACAGTGTTGGCTGCGGTATATAAGATTATATCATTGTGTCCACTATTACCTACCCCGAACCCCGAAAGAACACTGTTAATTGTTTTATTAATATAATCTACAGAACCGACTACTAATCCAGTTACTGAGTTTATAATGTTACCTTTCCCATCGTCATCAAAATCAGCAATACCTCCATCATAATGTAATGTGTTTGGTGTAATCGGTTGGTTTAATACTAAACTATAAGGTGCAGCACTATCAGATAATAAACCCACCGTATCACCTGCTGCGATACCCGTGGTAATCAAACTAGAGCCACGATTCAGCACGTCTTTATTAATCAACGGGGTTTGAGATTTAGCCGCCGGAACTACTTGTTCAAAAATACTGTCTACTTTAATGTTCGTTTCACCTATTAGAGCGTTTAATGCCAGGGTTTTAGTGCTGTAAAATTTAGCAGCATCAGACACCTGTGTGGCAAAGGTGTCTGCGGTGTTAACTGTTTGTCCTGTTGGGTCAAATACGCTACCGACAAATGCAGTCTTAAGCGGTTGCTCTATTTCACAAATAATCCGTCTACGCTTAAAATCAACGGGTTGACCACCAATAAAATAAGTAAAAGTCACCTCTTGGGTATCGAGTGATGCAACTCTAACATATTGCTCAATTAAATCAGGGTTACGAAGCATGTAAACCTCACCTACTGAAGGTGGTGTAGCTGATAAATGCTGTAACCATGTTACCACTTTAGCCCCTTCAATATGATTTCCAAATAAATAAAATTCTTCTTTATAGCTGGCAGTAACATAAGATTCAATTTTATTTTGAGCGGCTAATCGCGTGTCATTCGGGCTATTCGTGTGGAAGATTAACGCTGAAACTTTAGGATCCGTTGGTGTCTTCCTCAACATGGCATGGGCACCATAGTAAATGTCACGGTTTGAGGTGGCTACGGTTGGAAAGATCTTTCTCAATGCCACGTCACCAGAGGTGGTATCAATCCTTGATATATCGGGGAATAGGTTATTGACGTCACCATCAATCAGTTCCGCGCTGGTTCGACTACCTCCACCAGAATCGTTATCCGTATTATCCTGTGACTGATATATCTTAATGTCATTATTGGTGATTGCCATGTTATACTTCCATTAAATTAATAGTGAGTGAATAATAGTCATTATCGGTGACAGCATTAAGGTTTTTTCGGTGAACTTGTTTTGGTTCAATCGAGGGTTTCGATCTGTCAAACATCACGTTGAAAGTCCTTCCGTCTGATAAAGTAAGAACATAAACATTGTTTATAATTCGTGAGGCGGTGTAAAGCGAATCTACCACTGATTTAAGAACCCACACGGATTCACCACCACTCAAAGTGATCGGTCTACCCGCGAGTTTTATCGACTCAGAAATAACTAAACCTCCACCAATTGTTGGTTGTACGTCCTGACCAATGTTAGACCACGTATACTCGTCTGTCCACTCAAGAGCATTGGGTAATTGGATAATCGCATTAACCCCGTCATTTAATGTAATCATTTAGCCTCCATTAATATTAATTTCACCCAACGCCGCTAACGCCGCTAACAAGGCATCTGCATCAGATTGACTAGCCACGTTTAAACCAACCGTGTTGCCCTGAGGGAGTGTTAATTCTATTCTAACCGTTTGACCGCTCCCTGTCACGTTTGGTGTAGGGTTAAATGTTGTGCTGTTAGGATTAGTATTCGTATTGGTATTATTGTTGTTATTATTATTATTATTATTATTGTTCTTGGTTCCAAACTGTTGTGTAAATTCAATATCTTGAGCACGTTTTAAATCAGCAATCGCTTGGTTAATTTTATCTATCAGGTTTCGGTCTTTAGAGGTTTCAGCTTGTTTCAGTAACTCTAACAAGTCATCCATTTCTCGTTTAAATTTACGCTTCACGATATCTTGCTCTTTACCTAATAACGCATCTAGCCGATCTTCAACGGTGGAAAATGCACTGTTGATTGTTGAGTCCAGACTAGCAAATTCACGCCTTGCACTAGCAATAGATTGGCGTAAAGGGTCAAGTTGTGAACCATCGAGAAGATTAAACTTACTATCTAAATTTACAACCGCTTTATCCATGTCCTTGATTGAAAGTTCACCTGAATCAATCCGATCTTTTAATTCTTTCATTGCGGCAATTTGTAGTAGAAACGCTTTCTCAGCTCGAAGTCCTGCGCCTTCAATTCTAAGTAGCGCCTCCGATAAACCGATGGCGGGGTTTCCTGCGCTGCGCATCGCACGGTCGAGGTCAAGTAGTTTTAAGTGTAAATCCGCGATTTTTTCAGCAACGTCCTCTGAAGAAGCCGCGGTCGCATCGAACTCCTCGCTTATGTCAATCTTTTTAAGTCCAAGAAATTCTCTTGCCAAGTTTCCTGTCGCTTTAGATAACTGGTCTGCCTTACTGATAGCTTGGTTCATCGCCTCAGCCAGAACCAAGCCAAGTCCTTCTGAGGAACTTTCTACAGCATTATTATTTTCCTGTAGTGCGACCGTTGAAGATTCCACTGACTCAACGACCGAATCAAAAGCTTTGCTGGTAGCAACAAGATTGTCCGTGTGGTCTTTTAACGCGTTACCCAAAAAATCAGTAGTGACATTGAGTAATTTTAACGCCTCGTCATATTGACTAATTGAAATTGTTCCAGACTCATATTGATTCTTTAGCTCATCCAGCTTTAAATTATGCTGAGTTTGAACATCCAGCAATTCAAAGATGGTCTTATTCTCTAACTCTTGTTGTATCCTTCTTTTTTCAATGGTTATCGCTATTTCTTCATTAATCGCTTTTATCTGAGTTTCAATGTCGAACTTTTCCTTGTCCAACTCAACCAACTTCCTGTCTTGTGTCTCAAGCTCTTTTTTCTTAGTGGTTAAATCAACCAATGTGGAAGATAAAGACCTTACTTTTTCTGAGGATTCGCTATACAACCGATTTAACTCAGATTCACCTGACGCCGCCTTATCCTCAGCGGTATTGAGGAGTTTCATCGCTTTTTGTAATGCGATGATTTGAATTTCCTTTTCTGAGATAGTTAAGTTGCCTTCTTTAAAAGCCAAAATAGTTTGTTGTTCGAGTTCTAAAAGTCGTTGTCTGTCAAGGTGTGATTCCTTAATCACACCTTGAAGCGCGTTATTTACCGCAATTTCTTTTTCGTTCGCCGCTATAAGTTCACCAGCAGATAACTCATTTCTTTTATTCTGTGCGTCCCTACTTGCTGCGTTTAACTCTTCAATTCGACCTAACCTAACCAAGGTTGCTGTAAACTCAATGGCTTTTTGATCTGCTTCACCTGTTATGGTCGTTGTCGCTAACAGGGTTTCAAGTTGAGCTTTCTGCGCGGGATCTAACTGGTCTAACACTGTTTTATATTTAGCAACGGCCTTATGTAAATCTTCAAACGCGCCTGAACTCTCTCCCGCAATCCTTCGTCCTGAACTTGCTATTCGGTTTAAATTTTCCTCAATTTTAGCGGCGAGTCCTTTGTTTTGTTTTTTGAGATCTTCTATTAATTGTTTATTGGCATCGGATAAACCAACAAGGGTATCTGTAAACTCTAAAGTTTTAATCTTCAATTCGTTGAATACGATAATAGCACCCCGAACTGCCGCCACCGTTAAGTCTATTCCTGAACGTAAACCTAGTAAAAAATTAACAAGCAATGTACCTGTTTTTGTCGTGTCCTCAATAACGGTGCCTAAATCGTTTATGAAAACTACAACATCAGCTAAAATTTCACCAAAATCACTTAACGCATTAAAGACTGAGACTACCGCCGCTTCATTGTCTTTAAGTGAAGCGGTAGCCATTGCGATACCTTCAGCCGTTTCATCAGTGTAAGCCTTACCAATAGCTGTTTCGAGTTTGACAAATAGGTTATTAACCCTCGTTAGGGCTGATTCTTGATTAGCAAAAGCTTTATTAGCTTCCTTATAGTGCTCATTAGCCGCTGCCGTAAATTCTCCCGATTTGCGTATCGCAACACCTACCCTATCAGCATTGTTAGCCAATATACCCAATACAGCTACAGCACGATTACTGGTGATACCGAATTGTTCAAGAACGTCTTTGGTGAGCTTACTCTCACCATTCAATCGGTTTAAACCTTTAACAAAGGCTTCTAACACGACCTCAGGCTTATCTTTCAGATTTTCTACAATCGCATCACCCGTTAAGCCCGTAACTTCAGCAAGTCTACTTAACTCATCACCACCTTTGTTAGCCGCATTGGCAATCACGTCAGCCAGTTCTTGTATCGCGTTTCGTGATCGTTCTGCGGGTTGTCCTAACTCAGCTAATACTGTGCCAAAAGCTGCTGCTGCACTCGACCCAAGGTTTATTGAGCTTGTACCCGTCAATATCTCCTTGGTCATGTTGACTATCTCATCCTCGGCCACAGCAAATTCGTTACCTAAGCCAACCACTGTTGAAGCTAAACCGTCTATAGCGGGTATACCTTCACCCGTCATTCTTAATATTCGCGTAAGTAACGTGGCAGCCTCTTCACCTGCTAAATTAGTGGATACATTTAACGCATCAGCAACGGCCACCATTTTAAGTAAATTGACGCTGCCCTTAACCCCCAACTGACCTGCTATCTCTGCATATTTCAATAACTCGTTAGCGGCAGTTGGTGTTATGTCAGTGGCCATACGTTGTAATTCATCACCCATGGCTTCAATTTCACGCCTGGCCGCGTCTGTTGTTTTTTGTACCTTGGTTATCGCCACCTCGTATTGACTGTAAGCACCAACCCCTGCCGCCACAGCTTGCGCTGCCTTCTGTGCCGCAATAATTACAGTATATGCTTGAGCAAGTCTCCTAGTGGCCTGAGTAAGTAGATCGGTATTTCTCGTTCCTTTTTTAAAAGCTGTGCCACTATTAACAATTTCATGATTAGCTTTTTTTATTTGCGCTTCGGTGAGTTTCGATTGTTGTCTGACCTTGGCTGTAGCATTGGCGTATTCAGCCTGAGAGATTTTTCCTTTTTTCAACTGTGCGTTCAAACTTTGAATTGCAATACTGTATTCAAAAGTAGCTCTAGCGACCCGCTCTTGTTCTTGTTTTAGTTTTATACTGGCAACGGCAGCTTCTTTGGCAGCAAGGACTCTTTTCTTTTCAGCCGCAATCAATCGGTTATCCGCTTCAATTGCCTCACGTTTAGCCCTATCATCAGCCTCAACTGCTTTCTTGGTTGCGGTTATTTGTTTTGTTGTGAGATTTAACGCGTTTCTTAGTTTCTCTTCGGATTTAATTAACTTACCAGCGGTTATTAGCCCTTCTCGCTGAGCGGTAGTTAACGAAATTAAACCCTTCTCATATTTAATCAACCCTTGGGTAATTCTCTGTTCTTCGTTCGCTTGGAGTTGATCTGCTTTAATCTTCTCTTTGGACGCTTTAATCTGAGCGTTAAGTGCGTGAAGGTTTGCATCTGCGGCTTTGCGTAAAACTTCAGACCTCGCCTTTTCACCTTCGACTGATCGTTGTGTCGCTAAAGAAGCTTCTTTTTCTATCGCTATTTTCTTCTGTAAAGCAATGGCGTTTTTATTATAAGTGGCGTTAAGTTTAGAAGACTGAATAGAGGCTTCTTTAATCTTTTGCGTGAGAATTTCTTGATTCTTAGTTGAGGTTCTTAAATCTAACCCGTTTCTTTTTAAAGCGTTAGCTTGTTTATCTCGCTCCAGAGTGAGTGCACGTAATTCCTTCTGTTGCTCTTTTAAAGCAATCTTAGATTTTTCTACCGCGACACGTTCTTCAATCGTTGCATTTTTATTTTTCTTTAATGATTTACTTGCGTCTTCATAGGCCACTTTAGATTTAATGACTTCATTCTCTAATTCAGACACTTCAACCTTCAAGGCTTCGTAGCTAGATAAGATGCTTTGTGACACCTTTAAATCATTCAAGCTGCGTTCAGCCTTTATTGCAGCAGCTTGAAGTCCATCCAGCCCTTCAGAAGCTTTTCTTAATTCGTCGGTGGTGAGATTTGTGGCATCTATGATTAAATCAATGCGTTCTTCGGTTGACATTCAACGACTCCAATAAAAAAGGGCTACTATAGAGTAACCCTTTTTGGATAAAAACAATATTAAAATTAACCCTGTGGCGAGGTAATCTTAATAAACTTAGATAAACCTGCACCAATGATGTTCTCATCTTTCAATAAGTCAAAAGTCAGCGGTAATGATCCAAAATCATCAGAAATCAAAGATAACGCTTGTGTAGGGTTAAACTTAATTCGGTGACCTTGTACACTCACGGGTTTTCCTGAATCAGCCTCATTAAGGCCATCAAACACCATTCGGTATTCCTTACCTGAAGCCGTAAGTCCTTCCACCTCAAACGATGCCAATGAATTATAATTCACCTCTAAAGTCGCGGCATCAGGAATAGCTCCAGTAGAAGGTATGACGATACCGTTATTTTTCAAGATCCAATCTGTACCTTGTGTATAAGAAGGTACACCGCCTGTACCTGTAACAGTAACAGCTTGGCTGGAATCTAACAGTTTATTAAATAAAATAAATCCGTCAGTATGAGCCGTATGCGTCTCAGCCGCTACTGCTGAAGCCGCCACAGAATTAACCAATCCGCGCAAAGCTAATGCGATATTTTGAGCGTTCATGTTCAACACGGTTAAAGAGGCTGTAACACTAGAGATACGGGACACTGTATTAACTACCGCTCCCCCCGCATCTTCAAAGTCTTTTTGCTCTTTTTTGTCCTCGTTAAACGCTAAATCAAGCGTAGAACAGTTACCAAGAGGAAGTAGACCTGTAGATCCGCCTATCTCCTCCGCATAAATCGTACCTTTACCAATAAAGGATTTAGTCGCTATAGTCATTTATATTTCCTCGGTTAATTAAATCAGCCCACGTTTGTTCATTTCTTTTGCTTGATGCTCTGTCACATCAATCTCTTTTCCCGCTTTAAATTCTTTATTTTTATAAACACAATCTTTTAATAACTTAACTTTGATAATTTTCATTTAAACACCCTCTATTATGTAATAAATACAATCTTCTGGTATAGCCAGCCACTTTTCACCGTCAAGAGACTCCGGGACGCCTGTGCCAGTTCCTTTAGGTATTCTAACACGCATTCCCTTTTTCAAAAAAGGCGTGCGTAATGACCCATCCCTATGATAGCTTATCTGGTTGGGTATTAAAACTTCAGCTAAAGTGGATTCTTCTAAAGCGTCTTTGGGTAATAATATACTACCGATCTTAACATCATTAGGTATAACTCTTACAATTACATTGTCGTGTAGCGGTGTTATTTTGTTCATGAGTGCGTTACCACGTATCTAATATTCACTGACATTTCAAAAAAAGCGTATTGGTCTTTACTGTCAGGTAAGTTGAAGACCACGCCACCTGTGGTGATTTCAATGGCTTTAGAATTAGTGCCATCATTCCATTTTGGTATAAACAACGCTGTTCTAACCTTTTTAACCAACTCATTTAATTGACTACTTACTAAAGTTCTATCAACACTGGACACTGCACCGATAAGTTTCAAATTATGGGTGATTAACGCTTTAGGTGAATCACTTTTCCAATTAATCTCATCACTCTCAGGTTGTATGGCTACCGCCGGGAAACTTTTACCGCCTGTACCATTAATTAAATCGTTAGCATAATGTACCATATAACCCTCAAGCACACTAACTCCATTAATCGCATTTAACTTAGCGGTTATGTCGGTGGTGATTATGTCATCAATGAGCGTAGTCATTTTGATTTCAACCTAAATTCCCGTAAAAATTCATCCCGCATGAACACACCAAGCTGCGGTTGAATGTCCTTTCGGACGCTAGTGAACAGCTGGTTAATGCTTCTTGATGATAAAGGTGTCATCCCGTTGGGCTTAACTCTGGCTTTTGCCGCCAATTTAAAAAGTTTGTTGGTTTTAGGTACAGTAACTCCCGCGCCTTTACTTAAATTCGCTTTAAATATTGAAACGGCCTCCCGATTTGTTACCCCTAACGTAAGATTGCCACTACCAAGTAGCCTCATCATTTTAGCACCTTTGATGTTACGGAACCCACCTGTACGATTAACTGACACGCTGTAACCGTTTGAGGTTTTAGTGTGAGGATAACGTGTCAAAAGGGTATTCCGGGTATTTGATGAGACAACCGCTTCTAAATCTTTAAAGCTCGCCCGTTTTACGGATGTTATCTTACTTTTAATGTAACTGGGTTTTAAGTTAACCTCACTAGTGATTTCTCGGATACTTTCTTTAATTGCAAAGGTAGCAGAACGATTAATCACGTTTGCGGCAATTGAACCGACCAATTTAGATTTAAACAACATCTCTTTTTTAAGTTTAGGTAAATCTTTTGTTGAAAAAATGGCCATTAAAGTTGAACCACATCAACATACCATTTACTAATGGTTTCTTTGGTGATCATATTAATTCGCCACTGTATCCCATCCGGGTCAACAAACGTGTCATCGTTTCTTACTAACGCAACATCAGACTTCAGTATGTTGGCTTCAACTCGGTAACCAGCAATCATACCAAAATCATCCTTTACTTCTTTGTTGTGGTTAATGTAAATATAAACGTCAGGTATTACACTCCCGTTTATGTTTACAGTATAAACACAAGGGACACCAAGTGTGAGATTAGTCAACCTTGATGCCCTGTTTATTGACTCCTTAAACGCCAATGCCGTTCAACCTAACGAAACACAAGGTATCACCGTTAACTCTCGCTTCTGTGAACACACCTATAAGCGTGTTGGCTGTAGAAACCGTAGTGATGGCCGTACCATCGGCCAACAAATAAGCCTTCGCACCCTGAGCAGGAGCATCCGCCGTCACTTTAGGGAGTTCATAAACCCCCTTGGTAGAAGCTTCAAACGGTTGACCAGCCACTTCACTAGCGGTAGCTACGGCAATAATGGATGAAATTTTATAAATCATTCCACCCACGACACCACCGGCAGGAGCAATTAAAGTTAATACATCACCATCTTGAATATAATTTTTCATTTTAAACCCCTTAAATTATTAAGCACCATTTGCTTTAGCCATACCACGATAATCAATTAGTCCAGCACCAAAATCTTTACGGGCTAGAATTTCCATCCCGTCAATGTCAGCCTGAGTGTTGATCTCAGTGTACATGGCCTCCTCACCCGCCAGATAAGCATACTCGAAGGTATCAACCATGCGGCTAAACGCCAACCAAGACGCGGCAGATACCGCACCCAAACGGGGTTCAACTCTCGACTGTAATTTATTAAGGAAGGGGTTAGTGTCTGTACTGGTTGTCGGTGTGAAGTTCAGATATAACAGTTTTTCAGCAGTAGTTTCAAGATCTTCTGGAACCACAAGGTTATCATAGGTGACATTCATGAAATTTCCGTCAACGGTTTTTTGTTTTCTGCCAAGTTTACGCATGTTTGTTAGACTCGTTTCACTCAACGCCGAACCAGCCCCTGTTAACAGGTTACCGTGATCTGCATGGAATAACGCTTTGCCATCAGACATCAGTACGTTAGATGCGGTGTTGGTGAAGAAATTCCAGTTGAGCAACAAACCCCAAACAATGTCACTCTCTAAACGTGATCCCGCTTGACCGAACATTGTTGGCAAACGATCTAAAGCGCCCATATCATCGTTTATAAGCATTTTACGGGTAAAGCCGATTTTACGGGCGTATGTGGCGATAGAGTATTTCTCTCCATTCTCACTGAAAGTACCCGCTTTATATTCTCCGTGTTCACCTAAAGGTAATAAATTGGGCGCGTCGCCTAAAGAGTAAGTATTCTTATCCCTGAAGTCAGTTACGGTGGTTCTTCGACCTAAATCGACAAACGTCTGTGGTGTTTCAACATAACCCGCTTGTAAATTCTTGTTCATGACATTAGCGAGAATCAAAGGAAAATCAGAAGTTGTATGAAAGGCTCTTTCAGCCAGCTTCTGGCGACTCATCATATTAACATTCAAACCAGCATCACTTAAGAATTGGCGAGCTGTTTCCATCAGGGTTAAACCGTTAAATCTACGTACCGAATCGGTGAGTTTAACATCTCTGTTGCCACAACGTAACAATATCGCATTCTCTACCGCTTCACGTATGTTTTCTTTCTGATCCAAACGGTTGTCTGAATTAAAAATAGGTTTAATGTTCGTTGTTTTTTGATTTTCTGCCATTTTATCAATCACCATTCCTCTAAACTCGTCCAAACTTCGACCAGTGGTAAAGGCTTCAGTGGCAAAAGATTCATCAAGTCCCACACGCTTTACAATATCAAGCATGGGTTTCAATAATTCTCTGGTTTCGTTTTGAACGGATTGAACGTCAATCTTTCTTTCGTTTTGAACGTCAATCTTTCTTTCGTTTTGAACGTCAATCTTTCTTTCGTTTTGAACGGATTCAGCATCAATCTTCGGTGCTGAACGCTCTTCGTTTTGAACTTCTTCTTTAACTGATGGCATCTCACGACCCTCTATAATTTCAACCTCAAAGGTTGTTTCATTGTTACGCTGTCCAGCACGAACACCGTTGTTATCCTCAAAGCTAACCGGGACGAAAGATAACTCCGTGGGTTCCCAATCAATCGCTCTAAGAGTATCTATGTTATCTTTTTCCCCCGAAGTTTTCAAATACTTATATACTCGGTATGAAAGTGACACGTGACGCAATATCCCATCGCGTACCTTACTAAACACTATATCACTCTCGTCATCCCTAGAGAACCGTACTGTCCCAATTAAAGAATCATCATGGAACCTATACCCCTCTGTGACACCAAAAACACCAGCGATACCCTTGTGGATATCATGACTATCTATTACTGATAACCCTTTGTCAAGTCTTCTGGTTCTTACCGCCTTAGGTGTAACCTCCAATTCTTCGATATAGTCAGTATCCGTATTCCAGTCATAACGCCTACCCGCTTGTCCAGTGGTGAAAACTACCTCGACCGTTCTGGCTTCTACATCGAGGGTTTCAGGACAAAAGCTCCCAGCAGAACGGTGAATGGTTATTTGTTTCTTATTCATAAACCTAGCCCCCGCAAGAATAACGCACCAAAAACCACAACTAAAACCCCTGATAATATATATAACATGAATTTGAATCGTGAAGAATTAACACCCACCGCCTCGGATAATTTAATGATTAAATGCGTCAGGTTGTCCACATTAATTTCAGTCCGTTTAAATTCCTCCTTCATTTCTTTAATGACTAAATCTGAATTACTTTGTCGCTCAACCCACTGTACCTGAGTTTTCACCAGTTCCTCGGTTATAGTGGTTAATTTGTCTAACTTGCTTGAGTTCTGCTCTATGTACAATCTCACTAAGTCGATATAGCTGTCTAATTTGCTTAGAGATTTCAAGCTGTCTTGTACGCTCTCTTTCATTATAAATTCCAAGTATGTAGGCTGCCACAACAATTAGTGATCCTGTAATGTATACGATATAACTCATGTTTAGCCGTCCATAATGAATAGGTTGTCAAACCGATAATTAAAACTCGGTTAATTGTCTCATAACTATTATAGATCACCGAACTGGCTGTATTATATTCTATATAGCTAAACACATTATACAAGGCTGAAGCTAAAAATATAAGAGAAGGTACACTGTTGAAACGAAGGGTTAAGGATAAAAAAACAAAAAACACGTCAATTGTCGCGACAAGAAGGTAGTAATATTCGGACAAAATAAAGGCGTCAGAAAGAGAAATTGTTTGAAAAATAACCAAATTAAGGGTGATTATTTTAAGTCTAGTGTCCTTCCCGTAAAAGAAATATGTTAAAAAACATACAGTTATACAAGAAAGATCGAAAACTAAGGCATAAGTCATTTAATTAAGTTTAAATGGCGGTTTAACAGGTGGTTTAGGGGGCTGTTTATCAGTAGGCATTCATTTAATCCTCATGTTAATTCATATTAATTCATGATTTAAATAAACCGATATAGTAGGGTTCCTGAATCTCGTTACCCAACTCATCGGTATAAACGGGTCTAGTATGAACTGAATTATATTTCAGTTCACCACCAACGTCAAATATATAAGTATCATTCACAACTTTACCGATACGTTCAGCCGTTGTCAAAGTATCAAACACGGCCAACTGATCATCATTCAGCCTGATTATAGATAATGATTTGTTGCCAAAGTATTTAACTGGTAGTTTATCTACCGCGTAAACAACCTGCCCATCTTCATCAAGATAGAACCCAACTACACCCTCGTTAGCTTTATTTAACGCCTCTTTCCTAAATTTAATGAGATTAGGCATATAAACGATCAAATCAATCATATTGAATTTCTCCAGAATTCCACCTCGGAATCCGTTAGCGCAAAATCTTTAAACTCTAAATGACTTATGCTGCCATTTAACCAATTATTCACTCCATCAGCGTTACCAACACTAACGTTGTCGTTAGTGTTTATAATTGGTATACCTGTAACAGGGAGTGTTGCAATCTCTCCGTTAACATTGAGTTTCACATTAAACCCATCGCACATTGCAGCGATATATAACGGGGTATTCGGTGTAAACGGTATTTGAACCTGCGTAATTATGTTTGCATCAAATCTGAATTGAACAGTGTTGTTAACACCTAAAAAATATAACATAATAAACCCATTAACTACGGGTAGTTTAAATAAATATCTATCTACGCCGGTGAACCCATCAACCCCAGCACTTAATTTAACTAAAGCGGTGAACTCTCCGTTTTTACCCAAAGCAACATTATTGTAAACTGGTAAGGAATAGGTTAACCCTGGAACAGTTACAGTAGCGGCAACGGTCGGAATGTAGGGTTTAAGATAATCATCATTCAACTGAGCACCCCAGATTTTAAAGTTATCAGTTGTACCATTTGCGTTTGTTAGCGCGTATCTAATCTGTAAACCCGATGCCGCCGTAATTTCAGCGTCTACAGTAATAAATAAACGCACGTAGTTATTAGCGAGTAGCTCTCGTCCTGAGATTTCAACATTAGCACCGGATTGTATAATGCTATCTGTGCTAAACGTGTAAGTAATAACTTGCACTATTCCGCTGTTGAACCATGCAGCTGGCGCAAGCAATGTAATCTCATCGAGCGAACCATCGCTCGCAACGAAAATAGAGAACGTATTTAAACCAATTTTTGGCAAGAGTCCCATAGATAAATAAGAAGGAGAAGCGGCAACGGGAATAAAACTATCCGCTGTGATTGTCCCATCTGGCGCTATCGCTGTGTCTGCTGAGATGGTAGCACCAAGGGCTTTAAACCATGATGCATGAGTAAACTCTTCTGAATGGGTGAATTTGTTTGTGTGCGCCTCATAACTAGGCCAACCGTGAGACCCTTCCAAAGCAGTGTTTATAGCCGCTGTTTTTACATAACCGTATCGGTCGATAACCGTATCGGTCGTCGACCTTGTGGTTATAACGCCTGAACCAAGATTATTAGACCTAAACCCACTAAAAAGAGAATTGTTTAATCGTTCATAGCTGACCGACCCCATATTAAGTCCATCCACTGATAACCCCCCGGTGATCGACTGAGCTACACCCCCACGGCCAGACAATAAAAGATATTGAGCATGATCATCATCAGTTAGACCAATTAACCCCCCATGATCAAGGTTAAGCGTGTTAATCGCATCATTTAATGCTTTACCTTGTGCGGCGCTCAAAGGTTTATCAACTACAGTACTGGTTAAAGCGTCAACCACGTCTGATGGTTGTAACGCGGTTGATACCTTGGCAGAAGCAACATTATCGTAATCATTGGTGGATAAACCTTTACCGGCAACAGTGTCTACTTTACTAGCGTTAAGCGTGTTAATCGCATCGTTTAATGCTTTACCTTGTGCTGCGCTCAAAGGTTTATCAACTACAGTACTGGTTAAAGCGTCAACCACGTCTGATGGTTGTAACGCGGTTGATACCTTGGCAGAAGCAACATTATCGTAATCATTGGTGGATAAACCTTTACCGGCAACAGTGTCTACTTTACTAGCGTTAAGCGTGTTAATCGCATCGTTGGTTTTTACCCGCATGTCACCATGCGTACCAATACCATTAAAGAGATCTAAACTTACCATTTATTTAATCCACCCATTGTTCGTTGTCCGCCCATGTAGAGCTGTGTGTTGATTCCACTGTTTTGGTTATATATACGTTTTGCCCACCCAAATCTAACCATTGACCCCAATCACCATTCGGTTGTTTAAATCTAATTTTCTTATTCTTAACCTCATGTCTAGGTGGTCTACCGTCTTCAGGTAAGGTTATCTTGTTTAAAACCTTTTTAACAATCTCATCAATACTTGGCGCATCTTTACCTCTGATTGGTTCAGGAATGAGTGGTTTAATTAATCCTCTGAGTTCCCAATCTGTCGGTGTTTTGCCATCTTTACCCGCTATCGGTGCAGGAATAAGAGAACGTATGACCCCTGTTAAATCATCTAACGTGGGTGCATCTCGACCATCTCGACCATCTTTACCCGCTATCGGTGCAGGAATAAGAGAACGTATGACCCCTGTTAAATCATCTAACGTGGGTGCATCTCGACCATCTCGACCTGCAACCAGCGTTCTACGTCTAGCTAATATAGCAGTAGCTAATGTGATTAGTTGTAACTTATTCCCTTGACTTATCATTAGCCAATTCTACAGCCAACTGTTCAGCCAGTGTGGTAAAAATATCAGGATCCTCTGCCTCTCGGCCTTTTTTAGTGGAGGATGGTGAAGGGATGTTATCACTAGCAGCGGTGTTTATGTTTAATTGATTGCCTGTTGATGCAAATACAGCGGGATCAATATCAAACGGCAACTGCCCAAACATCTGTTTGGCATCTTCCCACTGTGTTAACACTGTTTCAAGATTATGACCCGTTAATTTTTGAACTGCCTCTTGAGGACTCATGATCGCGTTTCTAACTTTAGTCAAAATGATATCTAAGTCTTCTTGTGGGTTTACACCGTTCCTTGTGGGGAAGATCCAAAAAGGATTGAACTCACTTTTACCGTATTTAATTTGGTATAAGTCATCAAACCAACGAAACACACGATTCAAGGCAACTTTAAGTAAGATGTTTTGAAAGTAATCCAGTTCAATGTGAAACTCAGCTCTACCCATTCGACCAGAAGCAAAATTAACCTTGGAATAGTCACCCGTCAACTGTTCATAAGTTACGCCTGAACCAACCGCAATATCTCGTCTTAATGAGGTATCAAACAATGAAGAGTTATCCGCTTTAGGTGGAGTAACCGTATAAGGACTCGTGCCTGCTTTTAATTTAGCAATCATCGCGGGTTCAATACTATCAGGTAATACGTCAGACACTGACGTCAACCCAGAAGCGTTGGAACTTTCCTCAAAGAACACCGCAAAACAGGCTGCAATCTGTTGTTGCATCAGTTTCGCGTCAACATAAATGTCATTGTTTTTCAAGGTGGTGGCGTTTGAAGAAAACCAAGTCATCCCTAAATGCTGCCCAGCTCTTTCTTTTCTAAAAAGATGAACAGCATCTTTTTTATCAACATATTCAGACTTAGGTGTTTGACCCATTAAAGTATTGGTTGAATCTGTCAAAAACCAGTAACCTTTGATTTGACCGTGTTTATCAAAATGAATACCATCTATAACAGGTTCATCACCTTGAGAGTTTTTACTTGAATCCAGCCTGTTTTGTTCCAAGGTTTGCAATTGTAAAGGGAAGTCTAAAGCCGGGTTAATCTTACTGACAATGAACACTCCTCCGCTTTCTACAATCGTAGCCGCCCACAACCACTGTAACCCATACAAATTATTGTGCCCTTCAGCGTCACAATTTGTAGTTTCTGCCCATTTTAACCAGGCTTTATTAAATGAATCTCGTTTTTTCTTGTTTTTTTTCTCTGCACGAACATCTAAAGTGATACCCGCTCCAACTACGTTGTTAGCCCAAACCTTCTTAATTCTATTAGCTAAAGGGTTATTTCTGCACAATTCCTGAGCAGAGGCCGCTGATAACTTATAAGCACCACTGACTTCTTGTGCAGCACTACTGGTTGGTCTAAACCAACTTTTATTTCTTCGTCCTTGACTGGCAACATCGTATTTACGTGAGACTAACTCTTGCGTAATTCTAGCTTGCGTTCTCTTTAAACCCGCTGAAGGGTTGAAAAAGTTGACAATGTTATCTATGGGGTTAGCCATTTAATAACCTTTACCAATGGTGGGGTAGGTTAATGTAACAGGTTTAATACCCGTCAATTCTGCACGCATGTCATTTATCGCTACTCGCATGTCTTTCATCGATTGATACTCTACCCAAGTATCACCTTCTCTTATCTTTAAGACTCCTTGAGAATAAGCTGACTCTAACTCGTCCAATTGTAATTGTGTAGCCATTCAATCACCGCCTCTTAATCCACGTACCTTTACGCATTCTATCACGTCTAATTCCATTATCATTCAAAGTCACATGAGTGTCAACCCGACTTGGATCAGGTAACCAAATCTTTTCCAGATCAACCCAGTCAGCCTCAATCATTCTATCCATCTGTAGCATGGTGGATGCCGCCCTCGCATAAACCCGACAATCTAAATAATGGTTATCCTTCCTTGTTTTTTCCCAAACGTACTTAAAAAAACCCTTCTTATCTGTCTGTTTTACATATTGTTCAGCCGTCAATTGTTTAAAAAATTCTTCATCGTATTGAGGAAAATGACAATACCCAGTCGGATATCGGTTATTTTCTTTCAACTCGTCGTCGGTGGGTCTTTTGGTCGTCAACCATCTGTATAATTGTTCTTTAATAACACTCGAACCAACATGCCAAAGCATTATCCCCCGACTAAAACGTTTCCCGTCAATCGTAACGTCTACGGGTCTCGGTGTACCAATGATTGAACTTAACCGATCATCACCTTTAATAGGCGCCACTCGATCTGATCCGTATTGTCGGCAAAAAGAATAGACCTCTTGAGTATTATACCCAGAGTCAATGCACGCCTTCATAATCGGCACCATAACCCCTTTTGAGTTAGCATAGGTTCTATCCAAGAAGTTAGTCAGTGCAATTTTACCCTCTTCGGTTTCAATAGAACCTTGTATCATTCCCGCATCAATTGACCAACTTTCTTTCTTTCGTCCCCATCCGACAACCTCATAAACAAAATAATCTTTTTGTATGTCAAATCCAGCCGTTAAAATTAATGCTCCGTCAGGTATTTCTTTCATCGGGTATGATTCACGGTTCTCATAAAGTCTTCGCCAATCTGGTTGTTCTCCAACTTCTTTCCATGGTTCAGCCATCCGCGTGTTATAGAACGCCTTCAACGCTTCTGGATTAGACTGTGCGTTACAAAACTCTTTAGCTAAATCTTTAACTGATAAAAACGGTGACACCAATGCGCTTGCCTTATAACCATGATGATAAGTTATTTCCGGTCTCAATGACTCCCAATAACCCTCTCTAATTGATTTCAATCGGTCTGACTCAGACCAAATAGCACCACACTCGCTACACACTATCACCGCTTTATTGTGGATAAATTCTTTGTTCTTATTTCTTGGTATTTTTACATCTAACCAACTTAATACTTTACAATGATTACAATGTGGGCACCTTTGGTTAAACACACACATGTTGGATTTTAAATATTCGTTTTGTATTCTTGACTTACCATCTACGGTAGGTGAACAAGCTGTTATTTTTTTTGCTCTTTTACCATAAGTTGTCGCTCTACCCCAAGCAATAGCAATAGGGTCACCTTCACCACCTGAACCGCCTTCACCCGCTCCCGCATTAGCAGGATATTTATCACACTCATCGAACAATAATATCCTAACCGCTCTCATTGCTAAATCAGCGGGGTTTCTGGCTGATACGATAGAGATCTGCCCCCCCACAAACTGCTTCTGAGTAATCGTATTACCTTCCCCCCTACGATTGTCAGAGAAAATATCCGCCACAACTGGTGTAGCATTAACACTTTTGACCAGTCTTTCCTTAGACCAAGCCTCTGCCATGTCTTTTTTAGGGGCACAATATAAAATTGGTGAAGGCTCTTGGTGCATGTAATATAACGCCGTGTTAAGCATCAATTCGGTTTTCATCAACTGAATACAGCACATCACAGTCACTTCTTGCACCAATGGATCAGTAACGCTTAACATGGGTTGTCTAGCGACCTCCACCCTTTCAGTTTTCCAGCGACCAGATTCGGCGCTGTTATCGGGCAAAAATCGGTAACGATCTGCCCACTCAACCAAATTTAACTTTGGTGGTGGTGACAAACATTTTTTAAATGCTTCTTTCATTAAATTGGCAATTGATTTCCTTGCCGAATCACTAGTCTCTAAAACATTAACCGTCATAATCACTTAAACCAATTAACATGTCTTTGATTTCCAAATCTAATATTCTCGTTATTTCAGAGGACTCTTGATGAGATAATATACCAGATACCCGATTCGGCATCCCGACCAATTTGGCTCTCACCCCAACCAAAGCATCTTTGAATATGTTCATTAAATCCTCAATGTTAGCAACCCTCTCTCTTCTTTTTTCCAATTCTAATTCAGCTGTTAAAGCTAGGGCTGCCTCTTTCCTTCTTCTTGCCTCCTCTAGGCTCATTGTCTCCTCTGGAATTAAAGGTTCAAGTGACTCCCTAACTAAATTTTCACCCGTGGTTATCCTCCACGTTATACATTCTGAAGAATTAAACCTCATACCCTTTGCTGTTTCATGATAAGGCATTCCCGCCTTTTTCCAAGCCAAGATGGTAGTGGTTGATACACCAAAAAGGTCAGCCAAAACAGAAGTAGGAACAAACTCTCCCTTTTTTTTTATTTTTTTTATTTTTAAATCTTCAATTACAACATCTTGACTTATGACAGTAGGGATGTTAGGGGTAGGAATGCTAGGGTTCATTACTCTCTCTTATCAATCTCTCTAATCGCATTAATTTACGTTTAGCCCGGTAGAAGTTAGAACTGGTTGTTTTCGTTAAATTAATATTGTCATATGTGTAATACTCAACCAAGGCATCTACAATATTATCACTAGTAAAACCCACGATTTCACATAACTTCCTAATTTTTTTAGGGTTTTCACAACCTGACTTGAGCATTTCAACTTATAATTTAATGTTAATGATGCTAATAAATATAACATCAAGAACCTGAATTGTAAATTCACAATAATGAATAATAGAAAAACTGAGTTTATGCACCCCGCGACTCTGCGCACC